GCGGCATTTTATCTTTACAGAGTATCCACTCAGTCATTCACATCCCTCCCAACTATCAACTCCCGCTGCTCTAAGTTCATTGAGATATTCCTGATATTCACTGGATTTGATAATCATCTTTTCGTCAACAGGACACTCGACAAGATTCCAGTCGGTAGCATCCAAAACATGGTCATAGCATCCGTCTCCGCAAGCATTAATAGCCATGAAAGATAGCACTCCTTCATCTCCAGAAAACTTAGATGACTTGCTAGCAGATCCTACGACTACTCGCTTGCTCTCTCCTAAACGTAAATACAACGGCACGCCAGTAGGTGGCTCTTGTTTTTCTATACTTACCCACTCACTCATCTTCAGACTCCTTTGGTTTTAATTCCTCGATAACTGGCATGAACGACTTCACTTCCCACCCACGCCTTTTCATTTCTAATACTTGCTCAGCAGCACATGCCATCATCTCTGTTATTTCATCTTTGTCTTCTTCGCATACATAGTACTCAAGAGAAACTTTGACGGTTCCGTGGAATTGTTTGGTGCTCATTATTTATTCCTTAACGGATGGTTCTTTTTTGTTTTTTCGTCAAAATACCAACCGCGTCGTTTCCAAAGACTGTTTATTTTAGGATATTTCACTGTCCACCTCTATACGGTTCTTTGCCATTGAATGCCTTCTTCTCCATCCTCTCGACCTTTTCGCATATCTCTCTTGTCGTTTGTTTTGTATATGTTCGGTTGTTTTTGCGCCTCCTAAGGATTTGATCGTCTCTAGGAGCTTCCGTATTCTGTTGTTGTTGAACAGGGTTCATATCTATACCTATGGGTTAAGGTGGAAAAGGACAGTTATGCAACAGTGAGTTTTCTTTGTCAATAAAAAAACCACGATCCGAAGACCGTGGCGGGGATTCCCCTCAAAAGAATGAAGACAAGAGAGTGACTATTTCGTGAGGTTTTTCCTCATTGACGAACGCACCTTGCTTTTGACACGAGAATCAGCCGCATCGAGCTGAGGCTGCGTATCTTTGTAGTATCCTTCCTGCATGACATAACCCTGCGTAGGATAGGTCTTATGAACTACATTTTGAGGCATATTTGCTCGATCATTCTTCGCCATTCCGAAACCGGAACGTTTTTCGCCATAATATTTTTTTGCCATTGTTATCTCCTTGTGAAAACTCCAGCTGTCCGGAATTTCCGGATAGTTGGAAGGCTGTGTACCCCTAATCACGCGACCAGGATGTCAAATTCATCCTTGCATATGATATCTTTCATGGAAAGATCTTATATTATATCTCTGATCCAAGAGCAGAGAAGGAAGCTCTCATCGTATCAAGAGCCTCGACTTTCTCTTCCATGCCAGCGGCTTTGAGTCCTACCTGATTAGTCGCAAGCTTAGCATCTTGGAGATCCTCGATAGCCTGAGCATGACGTGCATCGCTGAGACTCTCGTTCTCCGATATCCTTGAGATCCTCTCTAGTGCGAGACCCTGATTCCCTGCGGCTCTCGACTTGAGATCCTCTATCTGAGCCTTAAGAACTGCGAGTTGCATCTCTTCCTGTTTCTGCTGCTGCTGTGTTTGTTGCTCTTCGATCTTCTTCAGCTTTTCTACCATATCTTTCTTATCAACGAGAGTGGATGCTTCAACCAACATCTCTGCTGTAATAGGAAGCCCTGTCTCTCGAAGGTGTAGCATCTGTGCGAACTGCATTTGCCTTTGAGTTGCTGTGTTGAGATCGTCCTCAACTTCACTATCGTATCGCATGAATGACTTGTTGCGGAACTGAGGAGAAGGTTCTTCTTCGATGATACGTTGTATCTTTCCCGGACGGAAATTGCACTGGATCATATCAAGCATGACATTCCCGAGAAGTTTCTGTGACATATCAAGTTGATCATACAGCTTTTGAAGCGTTGTGAGACCCGCTCCCTGACGTAGCATTGAAAGGATGCCCGCTTTATCGTCATCAGCAGAACCGAGCAGTTCTTCATTGACACCTGATATCTGCATGATCTCGTCACCAAGAGCCTGCGAGAGCTGCATCATGGTAGGAGGAATGACCGGAGCATTGATGCGCTGAACATCTGTCATCTCAGCTTCGGCCTTTAGCGCGAGACCTTTTCCCTGTCCTGTGAAGAATACATCATTAGGATCAACAAGAGAATCCTCCTTGTACACCCATCCGCTATTAACCTGCGATTCGAGGATGTCGAGCTCGATAACCTTTCGTCTGTTGTAGAGGAATTGACTGTCTCTGAGCCCTCTTACCACTCCTTGCACTCTCCATGGGAAGTACGGGAGATCAGGTTCATAGTACGCAAAGACAGGAACAAAGGGGTAACGATCCATCGGGCGCATCTCATGACCGTATGGGTTCGGCCCATCGTAGAATACTCGGTTGTCTACCATATAGACGAGACGCACAGTTGGGATATAGTGATCTCTTGCAATGCGATTGTCATCGAGAGCAAGGAATTCCTCGAGGTCTTCATCGGTACCGTAATACTCCATCGTATCACCGGTCTCCACATCTTCAACTATTTTCTGTTTCCTCGTGTCTACATACCAGTACTCATCGAAAGCAATAAGATTTGTCATGCTGTAGTTGTAGGATTCCGCCATAAACTGGAACTTCCCGTCTCTGTTCCCCCGTGGATTAATACCGTCTATCTCCTCTTCCCTCCCCGGAAATATAGCCTTCAATTGCTTCTTGCTCTTCCACATACGTCGCCATACGAAATTACAGTCTGTCAGGTCAGTTTTGCGGAAGAAGGGATCGATCAGATAGCCATTGTATGGGACATTATCAACGCAGACATCTCCATTGACTGAATCGTGACGATAATCCATCCAACATGAAAGAAGACTCATGCCTGTAGTGACTGCCCCCTCGAATGCTTCGCTAATTGTCTCCAGTACGTTGTCTCTCCTAACAGCCCAGAACAAAGTCTTAGACAGCTGGTTGGCTGTTACTTCATCGCTGTTCTCAATTGGGATAACTGTCATGGATTTGCGGTTCTTCCGCTGGTGTCCGGTGATCATGTTAACGATGCGGCGAATGCGATTGAAGTTGAACGTTTGTTTCCGCATCGCAGGCATATTGCCGTAAAGGTCATTCCATAACTGTTGATCTCCCGCCTTGAAACGAGCATCAATGTCAGCCTCAGCCCAGAAAGCTTGATTGATGGTCAACGCCTGAGTGTAAGCTTCCTCCATCATATTCTTGACGTCGTTATTTCCGCCATCAACATAATAGTTGTCATTTAGAAGGGGAGCCATAGTCATAATCGACCTCTTATTAAGTGCTGTAGTAATTCTGCGAGAAAAATCCGGGAAGACGTGGTCCGTTATTCATAGATGTATCGAATCTTTCCTTCAATGCCTGAGGAGTAAGACTCGACTGTCCTTTCGTGTAAAAATGCATCAATCCATACCTGTTTGCATCAACACCATGATCATTAACTTTCCGTGGCTGCTCCTTTCCTCTTAAAGCTGCTTTCTCATCCCATACATACGTTTCTATCTCTTTTCTTAAATGTTTGCAACAACTGCATATTTTCCAAGTTCCTTCAGTCATTAACTGAGACATGAATCTTATTCCTGACAGAACATCGTTGTTTGCATCCTGTATCTTTCCTATTCCTTTCTTGTGACACTCCGCGATGAAACTAGCGGCAGATGGGTCGATCCTAATCGATGATATCGGATAACCTTCAATGAACTTAATGAGATCATCCGCATACTCTGAGTCTGTCTTTTGCCTATTGTGTGCCTTTGAGTCCCATACATATTCTTTTTCTGTCCATAGGTTGGGATATCCATCTGGATCATAACCTATCAAAGCAAAGTAGGTGGGGTTCACAGTACCGTAGTCAATGCCGACGACGTATTGTTGAGATCTCTTGGGAGGAAAGTGGATCATGTGAAGATCTTCCTCGAAGAAATCAAAGATCGTACCTTCAGCAAGAACCCATAGTCCTTCGATAAATCGCTGATACCATAGACCTCTATACTCTGCCTTCAGGCTGTTCTTGTACTCATCAGAGAGCGCAGGATTGTCATCGAGGACAAAGTGAAAACGTGCGAGATCGAGCTCATCTTCTCTATCGAGATAGTCCGTCTTCATCCAGTGAAAGGGGCTGTCCGGGTTGGTAGTACAGAATAGCTTCGATCCTCTGACACTCAGACGTGAGAGTAGCATCTTGAAGAAGGGCTCTGGAATAAGCGTTCCTTCATCAACGAGAGCTCCCGCGAACGTAGCTCCTCGTATCTTTCCCTCTGCTCTATCGTCATTCGCTCCTATGACGTGTATCGTCCTGTTCCACAGCCTTATCTCTCTCTTGCCACTGTAGTATCTCACATCTGATCCAATGAGATGAGATAGCTCCGATATGACGTTTCTTTTGAGAGCATCTTCGGTCTTTCCTATTACACAGAAGTCTCCAATGATAGGAGACATGGCAAACTCAACAAAGCGAATGAGAGCGGAGAATGATTTTCCTGAGCGGACGGAACCTTCCCAGAAATTCAGCCTCGCTGTTGAGTTCTTGAGAGAGTGTCGTTGCTTTAGAGAGAGAGGCTCGAGCATTAAAGCTCCTACTCGGTTGGGTTATCGTCTTTCTTGCAATTCTCGATGAACTCTTTGATAGCACCCATGGACTTCGTGAGGCTATTGTGCTCTGTGGTCTTCAACCACGAGATGAGATCCTTGTAGTCAGGGTCATATAAAGCTTGAGACTTCATGTAAGTAGAATCGATGTTTTTGTTTAATCCGAGGCGCTCTCTTTTCATTCCTAGTAATACTTTTGCGCAATTTAAAGCTTCGGAAAAACAGCGGTACTTATTAGCCCATTCCGAAATGCATTGTGGGAATATATTATTTTGAAGACAGAAGTCGGCAATGTTCAGATCACACCACATATCGTTCTCGTCTCTGTGCGGAGGTTGTGCCGCCCATTCAATAATCTTTTCGCAATATTCTTCTACGTATTCTTTGGTGTATTTCCAGGGTCCATGTGGAGGCATTATTTCTCCTTTGTGATGTTTATCTTGTCTCTTATCAGCGATTGAATGGTTGATCCGTATGGAGCATCGTACTCTGTCGCTTTTTCGAAGTCTTTTCCAGAGCATAGGAAGCAGCAACCATTTCCTTTCTCATCAACAAGGAAATGAACCCAACCACAATTCTTGCACTTTACCAGTTCAAGGTTGTCGAGAGATGGATTGTGTGACTGCACCTCTTATCCCTTGGTGTAAATAACATTTCCCTTTCTCTTGGATACGATGGTAGGCTTTTTCTTTGCAACAGGCTTTTTCTTCTTCTTGCTCTTAGTAGTAGGCACTTGAAGGCCTGACAACTTCTTAAAAAGAGTACGTCCAGCTTGTTTTGCTGAAGGTTGTTTTTTTGCTGTTTTCTTAGGCATATCCGCGCTGTTTCCCTTTGACGATAGAAGAGCTCTTCTTCTTAGGAGTCTTCTTCTTTGTTGATGCTCTCAGTTCTTTCATATGAGCGTCTGCTTTGGCTTTGCCAAGTCGCTTCACTGCCTTTTCCTTGTACGCTTTCCTCTTTGCTGCCGTCGATAGATCAGGTTTTTTAACAGTGCCCTTGACGCGCATACTAGTACTAGATTGTCCCATGTTATCCTCATTACGTTTCCTTGAGAGGCGGAAAGGTTACAGCCCTTTTTTCCCTCGTGGAGGGATAGGCGAATATGCCTTCCCGGTTTTTTTGCTGATGATTTTCCTTGCTCTCCGAGGAGCAGGCTTTTCCTTATGCTCTTCTTTTCTCTTCGCTGTTCGAAGTTTTGTCTGCTTTACGATGTTAGGCATTATTGACTTCATCTTGAGTCCTCTTGAGCATTATTATCTTGTTGATCTTCCCGTGAAAAACAATAGAGAACGAGTCTTTGACATGTCGTGTCATTCTCGCTTTTATCTCGTCGACGACCTCTTCTTCAGAGTAATATGATGGGTTGAATGATCCCATATGTTCTGTTTTCTCATTGTATATAGCCGTTACGAGTATAGTGAGGCATGTTTTATCGAGCCCTCCAAACGTGCAATCTATTTCTTTGAAGATCACAAAATCTGCCATTTTATGCGTATCCCTTCTTGCTTCGGAGATGTTTGGCTACGGATTTTTTCTTTGACGCGGGCTTCTTTTTAGCGGGGAGTTTTTTCTTCTTGGGTGTTTTTTCTTCGAATTCTTTCGCCAATTTTGGATTGACTGCGTGCATAAATCTGCGTTGAGCTTCCGATTCAAACGGCATGAGAACACCTCCTAGAGGCTTTTTTGCATATATTATTGAATTATGCCTTACATTGATTTTTTTATCAATGCAACTTTTTTTCGACATTGCGTAATTTTTAGTTGCGGTAAACTGTGTGATACGCTAAGATGGGGGCATGAATCAAGGAGAACTTATGTGCCACGCATTGACGATCTGCTCACTGATATTTCTGATTGCAGTGATATACGACGCTTGTGACAACTGAAATACGACC